AGCACGACGTTGCTCATCAGCAATCTCGTTAATGCCATCCTGTTGATCTAGGTAATAAGACACCTCACCCTTAGTTAACGGCCCACCAGGACTTTCAAAGAACGTAAGTGGATAGAACGGGAAGAACGAGTCCAGTTGCAACGGATCATCCCAAACCCAAATGGGCCAAGTCCAATCAGCCGCATTAAACATAAGTACACGGCGAGTTATCTTGTCCCACACATAGTACACTTTAGTCATCTTAGCCTTCTCAAATGATACATCATCTGTGAAGCCGAATGACTTAGCAGTTTGTTCTGTAGTCTGATGAAAGGGACTAAACTGTCCAGTATCATCTTCGTTCTCATCAAGAGAAGCCTTCATAACATGTGTAGGCTTATAGATGGACTTGTACTCTGCGCCCTTCTTCGTAGCATACTTAGCTAGAATAAACTCAGTAGGAAGCATGTCCGATTCAATTAGCCAATTAGCATCACTCAGGTCTAACTCTTTCGCATTAGGATCAACAGAGATATCAAATGGTGACTTCACCTTAGCAAAAGGACCAGCAGGATGCAGAATGTCAATACTCTCTTCAAGTGCGGACAACTTTCCTTCTAGCTCTATGATAGTCTTACTGTCTTTCGCCTTATCCAGTTGTTTAGCTAACTCAGCTAGATCAGCTAGTGCCTGTTCACTACTCTCCGCTTTAGGCGTCCAACCAATCTTAATCCATGCACGATTAGTGAGTAATGCAGTAACAACACTCCGTTTGGCTTTAGGCTTTAGATTAATGCCAGGGGAAGCTTTACGTCCAGCGAGAACGTTAACCAGTCGCTCAAGTGTGGTTGCAAGAGGCTTATGTTGTTCAGTATTAGAAGTAAACTCAGCCCTAGGATTACGAGAATACAAAGCAGGAACCATCGTGGTGACATTAGCAAATACAACATTCTCTGTCTCCGTAATGTTATCATTCAACTTCTTATTGCCAAGTCGATTCCCTGATACGCCTTCTTTTCCATCTCTATGTGACAATTGATCATTCTCGAAATAACGAATAGCCTCTTCCCATGCGGTACGGACATCTTCAGTATGTTTCTCAACTTGAGACACACGAGACTTCCATACAGCACCAGTAGATTTAGCTACAGGTATCTTACTATCACCAATGACTTGATAAGACTTTTGTTTAGTCTTACGCCCACGTGACGGAACCTTTCTAGGATTATCTTCTCCTAGTGACTCATCAATGTTGGCTTCTACTGAGCCTGGGATAATGTCATCATCTGCCATTAGGGTTTCCTATTAAAGACTTTAATACTTCAATCAATACATTCTCCATAGACTGTGGAGGAATAGTAGTTGACATACCTTGTGGTAATTGCTCTTGACTAAACTCTGGCCTAGTCTGTGTAGCCTCTTTAGTCCCAGAACGAGGTTGCTTGACAATTGGAGGTAAGCTCATAGTCTGTGGATTATTATATGGTAATGTCTCTTGTTCTGGCAATGGTTTTCTTGTTAACCTGTCCATTGAAGGCCCGACTCGATCACGCTTAACCACATTGTCCAAGGCTTGATTGTTCCTACGAGACTTTACAGTAGTACCACGCCGTCCAAGCAAATCCTCTAACTGTCCAATGCGCTGTGTAATAGCAGTTGAGCTTCCATAACGCCCAGGAGACTTATCAGGGAATATATTATCTACTTCTGTATCTGTCTTTGCTATCAAGCTTTTTAGTTCTGCTTCGTAAGCATGACGCATATTAGGAGTAAGCCACTCATCATATGCTTGCTCCATTACTTCTATATCTTTGGTTGTTCTAGCTGTTGCCGCTTTTTGGCTCAGTGGTGTTTTTGCCTTCATAAAGCGTTCTATAACTTCCTTCCGCTCGACATCTGTTACACCTTGCTTGCCTTTTGCTTTTTGTGCCTCAGTTATTTTGCGACCTGTCCCCAATTTTTCTCGTACTTTATCTGTGCCACTATTGAATGTAGCCGTAGTATCATCTTCTTGAAATAACTTTAACTTGCCATCACGAGCTTTATAAGTCTTGCCAAAAGCATTAGCTGCCATAGAATCTCTATCTATATCATCTAACATCTTTGCCACTGTTGGGCCAAAGGTCTTGTAATGATCCCCCCGCGCCAAAGAATCCTCACTAAATATAAGGCCCAATTGATCTTTATACTTACTGAAATGCCCTTCTATTGCTTTTACTTTTGCAGTATCACGTTCATTTTGTGTCATCGTTCCCATAGAACGATCACTATGGATGTTTGCTTCCTTGATAGTGGGGTCTTGTTTGTGTACTGGAGATGCACGAGTCCATCCCTCATCTACATCATCCCAAGGATTGTAGTCTAGACCTTCTGCTACTTCATCAGGCGCATTCTCACCTGTCTGGTCTTTAGTAGTAATATCTACTGATTGGTCTTTCTCTGCCTGAATACGTAGCTCATCCTTAGTAAGCTTCCTAGGAGACTTAGTAGTTATCTCATCTAATGTATAATCACCTTTAGATGCTCGTTCCCGTACTTCCCTACGAATTTCATCTTGTCTAGCTTCTTTGGAAGAAGGAAGATGTCTCTTTGTCTCTTTAGTATATTCACCACGTTTTGCCTCACCACGAGTAAGTCTACGTTTCTTGAGAGCATTCTCTGCATCACTACCTAATTGCGTACCAGTACCGGGAGCAACAGTCTCTTCACCAGGAAATACTTCTGGAAGATCATCACGAGTATTAGGTATTGTTGGATCAATGCTATTTGCTTCTATGTAAGCACGTTGCTCGGGCGTATAACCTTTATCAATTAAGTCATCTGTGCCTGGATAGGCATCAGGACCAGAGCCTTCTCGTGTATCAACTCTGGTACGAGAAGGTTCTGGCATTACAGTGTGTACTTCACCAGGAGGCTTGGGATATAAATTATCTAGTAAATCGTCACTAGCGAAGTCGCGATCAGGTACTGGAGGTAAATCAGTATTCAATCTGGCAGAAGGAGCATCAGCCCCTTGTGCTTTACGAAGCTGTTGCTTTACTGGCGCATTCTTTATCAGAGCCTCAATAGCCATTAGTAATGTAGATGCACTAGGCATGTCGAGCCATCCTTACTCTTTCATCTTGCGCTTCACGTTCTCCCCACTTGAACCAACCCACAGGCTTGGGATCAGCACTAACAAGGAACGTAGAGATAGCAGGACGTTCTGACAGCAGATACTTCATAGTATCCATAGCATGATCATTCTTGTCTACTGGCTTATCCATCTGCTCACCCATAGGATTCTTCTGCCAATAGTAATCACTAATCTCATCTATCCACCATTGCATCTTATCTGATACATACAAGTACGGAGAGTTGTACTCACCACTAATAGGGTTCTTGTGGAACTTCTGTGGAATCAAATACTGGTTAACCTTGATGATACCATTGTTAATATCATTGTTACCACGACGAGTAATGATCCCATCTTCATGCATCATCTCACTAATAGACTTACCAACTAACTTCTTGCCAACGGTCTTACGACGAAAGATATCTGGATCGGCAAACATCATTGTGTTATCAGGAACATTGTACTTCTTCCTAATATCAGCAATACCATCGAAGTCAGTCTCTACTCCATTGTGGTCCCCAGTAACATGTTTCCCTAATGGTTGTTCCTTTTGGTATGCCCCATCCATGAGAAATACATTGCCAAGATTATCACAAAACCCCAGTATATAGCAGAATGGAACGGCTAATCCATAATCGTACCCCTCAAGGTATACAACGTCACGTGATTGCATACAAACTTGCTGATAGTACTGTTCGACCGTATGATGTGTCAAGACATGAACTGATTCATTGAAATGTGGGTACACAAGTCCTTCGTAACTTGCCCACTGTCCTAACAGGAACCGAGAACGCATCTGTCCCTTATAAGAAGACTCAAGTGTCTTTATGTAATCTGGTTCCAAGTTATCCTTGTTGGCATACGTGGAACCTTCAAACAATTCAATGATGGGAATAGGTAAACGGTTCTCATCAAGCAACATCTTACCATTTTCATCAGTTTCACAAAGCAAGTCATCATTAATGATTGGTCGCTTCGGTCTACCTGTCTCTATATCTTCGTCCATCAAATCATGAATGGGTTTAACCAGTTTACGGTATACCCAGTTACGTGTAGGGTTAGTCGTTATGATCATTTGCCGTGGGCCAGTCTCAGGCATGGTAGGATCATCACCTACATACCGAGCCATACCACGAAGACGCCCAAGTAAATCTAGAAAGTCCTTGTGAACTATCTCAGGGTCTTCCATCTGATCTACTACAATGAAATCATATGTAGCTGACAACAAGTTAGAGGTAGTAGCTTCGTTACCCACCTTGCCCTGCTGTGATATGTAACGAAAGTTTAGTGTCGTACCATTCTTGAGTGTACAAGTGTTACTAGCATTAGCACTCTTGGGAAATGATTCAATCCAATGAGCAGGACACCATTTAAGGAACTCTTTACGTAACGTATCATTTAACTTTGGATAAGTAGATCGAGCCATCAAGATGTTCGCACCAGGATAGTCCTTAGCAATCCTTACTGCCTTAACACATGCACCAGATGTCTTACCATTAGCAAATCCACCACCAAAGAGTTGTACCTTGGAAGTGGATCGTAAGAATCGGTCTTGCAGACTATCTCGTTCTAACTTGAATGTAGGCATTAACGATTATCTACAGCCCAATCCGCATTAGTAAGCGCATCCG